TTTTTATATAATATATTTTTATGGATTAAATTTTTTATACCTTGGTTATAATAAAATAAGCCAATATACAGCACCAATATAAAAAATTCCACAGCAAGAGAGCTCTGTTCATTAGGGTTCTTTTGTATTTTAGGGAGGTCTATGTTTAGTTTATTGGGAAACCATTATGTTTAATGTTCCATATATCAAAAATCCCCTTAAATAATAACTACCTCATAAGCTGCAACTACTATTTTAAATAATACATCTCATACTAATATTCACATACATAGAACAAGCATGATAAGTGCTAGAAACAGATTTAAATACATCCTATGTTGTTCAACAATAGTAAAATGGCCATTTTTTAATTTCAAGGATGTTATAAATATTGATTCTACAGTATTAATATATAATAAAAAAGAGCCCCTACTATATACATGGGCTCCTTTTTATTCAAGAAGGACTTGATAATGAGTTATAGAAAACTATTATATTTATATTCTATACATGTCAAAAAATTCCTTCTACTTCTTTAAAATTAATATCTTATATACTTACCATAAACATAACTTCCATATGAAGGTTAATAAATATGTATCCATTCCTCCTCTGTTCTATATAATCTAACCTTTGATCCATTTGGTAAAGCTCCTAATATTCTACTAGATCTAGATTTCTTTTCTCATACATTTACACTACCTTGTCTACAAATTGCAAACAAACATAATATATTTGTTTAAAATATATTATGTTTGTTACAACTTAGTAATTTATTATTATTGTTTTTAAGAAACGTACTGTTTTTTACAATGTTTTTTATTAAAAATATGCAAAAATAAAAAGACTGCATATTAATAGTCCCTATTTTACCTTTATAAAATATTTACTTGTGTCACATTATTTATCGAATATGCAACATCAAAAGCAGGAATACTCTTTTAATTTTTGAAGAAGAATCATAAACGTTAGGAAGAAGACTAAAAAAGAATATTAATAAATATATAATCAGAGAATTTATGTTAGAGCTACATAAAATGAAAAAGAGAGAATTGAAAAATTAGCAATAGAGCAGTATCTAGATACCTTTAACTCTATTTGTTGATTGCCTTTGAGGATTATATAATTGATGTTTTTACTACAATGTAGTCCAAAATTTAACGTAATTAAGGGGTTATGGTGATGGTTAAAATCATCCGTAATTAATAATATATTTTTTTCTTCTCTACCAAAAGTTAAAATTACAATTCAAAAGTTTATAGAAAATATAAATACAGTTCCTACTCAAACAATAGACAGGCTATGTATTAAGATGTAGAAACCGTATTGTAATATATATAATTTATTTTTCAATTTCATTTTTAATTCTCTCCACTTCAGATATTAGCTGATTTATCCGTAACTCTAGCTCCTCTATTTTATCAACTTTATTTTTACTAGATGATTTTTTATTATAATCAGAATTCGAGTTTTTTTCTTTACTTTTGCTTGAATTTTTACTATTCTTGCTTGAGCTATTATTCTGAGTAGTATTTTGAGAAGTAGTTTGGCAAAATGGATTATCTACATTATAATTCTGAGGATTAAAATATCTCCCCGGTCCTTGTTGAAAATATATTTGTTGAGCATTAAATGTTACAATTGCCTGGCCAACTAACAGTAACCAATTTCCAAGTGCAGCTTGAACATTAGCAGGGATACTGCCTGCTAATATATCTCCAAGTATTCCTCCTATTGCAACGAATAACTGTGGATTTAAGGATTGAAATCCATTAGGTATATCATAACATCCCATATTGCAAGATTCATTTGTTGCATTATTGTTACTTGTTTCACTTGTATTATCACTATCCTTATGAGAGTTAGTATATCCACAAGCTCTCGCTAAGTCCTCAAAACTATTCCATCCATTGAATTTCATATTTCCTCTTAATATAAGTGTTTATATTTATTGTATTACTTTCCCATCAGAATTGTTACTTTTTCCATAATCCATATTTATTTGCTATTTAAACAGTATAAAAGGCATTTTTATATAATTTAATTTTAAATTTATTGATATAAAACAATAAAATCCATAGCGATTTTTACAAAGTTTACCGTATAAGATATCTAACAAACCCATCAACTAAGCGATTTATCAAACCCTATTTTTTAACCTTAATTTATCAGCTACCATTGCAATAAACTCAGAATTTGTTGGTTTTCCCTTCCCATTATTTATAGTATACCCAAATATTCCAAGCTATTGATATTGCTAGGTTTAAACGATTTTAGCAATTTATATGTTTTTCTTTAAAAATCATATACAAATAAAATTTTCATTCATTTATAGGTATTTTTTTAATTAATTTATACGTATTTTGTAATTGCCTTTATTATACTATTATTGCATGGTAATAATCAAGTTATTTTATATAAAATACACTTCATAAAAATAACAATTTCTATGTGGTATACAATATAAATTTGTAAATTAAAGATATTCTAATACTCTATATTATTATGTTGTATTATACAAAAAAATAAAATAAGGTAAAGTAAATTAATACTCTACCTTATATAATGTAGTAAAAACTCTAATATTTTTTATAAATAATTATTTAAGATTAAATTGTATTCCTTTATTATGCTCTGTTATTAATTTTAGATTATCAATCTTAATATCTTTAGGTATATCGAATACTAAGAAAGTATTCTTGTTTATTCCTGCATTAATTTTATCATAAGACCCTATAAAATTTTTATTTTCTCTAAAAATAGATTCTTGGCTATTTAGATGCCCTAATGCTTCAAAAGAATTATCATCAACTCCATATGTTTTTTTCCCATCATTTAATTTAAATTCATGTGGTTCATATCCTGTAGCTTCTTCACCATTATTTTTTATATCTAGTTTTATTACTATAAATTTCCCACTTGGTGTTGATTTCCCAGATTCATTGCTAATAGCACCATTTTCTTTAGCTTCTAAAATTTTAATACTTAAATTTCCTACAGGAGACTGTTCTCCAAATTTCACATCCTTCTTTTCTTCTTTTACTTCCTCTTTTGTGCTAGAAACTTGTTTATCTACACTTTGACCAATTTGTTTATTAACTCTACTAATTGCTGTAGCATCACCTATAAAATACCCTGCAATAAATATAATAAGTCCGCCTATTATTAATTTAAAATTCTTTTTCATGTCCTTAATCCCCCTCTTGTTAATATAGTTTAATTATAACAAAAATGTAATATTTGTAAATAAAATATCAAACTTTGGATATATTAAGAACAAAACAATTTACAAAATATCATGCAAAAAAATATAACTTAATATTTTACATACTTCCCATAAATATATCCACCATGTGAAGGATAATAAATATGTATCCAATCTCCCTCTTTTCTATACAATCTAACCTTTGCTCCATTAGGTAAAGTCCCTAATATTCTACTAGAAGTCGATTTCTTTTCCCTAACATTTACACCACTTGGGGTACATATAGTACCTGTTTTACCATCTAGATTAACCCATCCATTATTTGTAGATGGTTGACTTGGTATACTATTGTTTGTAGTTTTTTCTACTAGTCCTTTAACTATAGCATTAGCCATATTTTCGGCATTATATCTGCTCATATCGTTTCTATTATCACAGAAACAACATTCTATAAGCATAGCTTTAGCCTTTGTATGCTTTAATACATATAAATTACTACCATCTTTTATACCTCTATTTGTATAACCTAAAGTACAAATATTATTTAATACTCTTGACGCTTCTGTAAAAGATTTTCCTCCATAAGTTAAAACCTCTGTTCCATAGGCACTGCCATTAAAAGCATTAAAATGAATAGATACATATAAATCTACATTATAATTATTAGCCATATTAGTTCTATAACTTAAACTATCTTGTAAACTGCTGCAAGTATCCTTATAACACTTAATAACTGTATGCCCTAATGCTTGTAATTTACTTATTACTTTTGTTCCTACTTCTCTAGTTAAATTAGATTCTGCTTTTATTCCTACTGCTCCATAATCAGCACCACTTAATGTATGCCCACAATCTATTTCTATTTTCATTAATTACCTACTTCCTTCCTATCCTTACTAAAATAAAATGCTATAATCATAGTATAAATAGTTAAAAACTCCGTATTTAGGGTATTTCTAATTGCTAATATAGCAAAGACAATAGTCATCATTACTGCTATAAGCCACCTAGCACTTGTTATTTTTCTTAATGCTCTATTCATACTATCCCTCCAATTTATTCTCTATTTTATCTACACTTCTTTTAACATCTTCTAGTACATCAAATTTTCTAGCTAAATCACCAATAACTTCTTGGTTTTTATCAATTGTACTTTGCATTTTTTCTTCTCTTTCCTTTGAAGTTTTAAGTACAAAATACAATAAGTAACAAAATAAAACTGCAAAAGCTCCTTGACTTATCATATACTTCATCATTTCTTGTTCCATATAATACACATCCTTTCTTTATTATTTTTTAGTTTATTTTAAATTTAATTAACATAACTAAATTTATGTAATTATATTAGTAAAAATAAAAAAAGACATTATAAAAATGCCTTTAAATCTTAATTTCAGTAAAATAAAAAAGACTATATATTAATAGTCCCTATTTTACCTTTATAAATTATTTGGTTGTGTCGTCTTAACTACTTAATTGTTATTTAATTTTTGCTATGTCTTTTAAAATACTAATAGTATTTATAAAACCTTGCTTATCATCTTCATATAATGATTTTAACAAATTCTTTGCTTCATAATAATCTTTCTCTAATAATTTTATTTCCTTTTGATCTTTACAATCCCAATACTTTTCCCAACAATTTTCTAAAAGAAAAAGATTTTTATAATATATTTTTATATTTTTAAAACTGTCTTCTGATATGATATCTCTAACAGAAACTAAATAATCATAAAGTTTGTATTTATCAATAAAAGTAAATTGATTCTTAAGAATACCTTCCATATCAGATTTTATCATATCTATAGAATCATTCATATCATAATATAAAATAGCCGCATATTTCCTTTTAATTTTTGTATCTTTAATATATTCTCTAATATGAGTTACTATAATTGTTATAATGGTTGCTATAATAGCTGTAGGTATAGTACTTATTATTGTACTTAATTTGTTCATGCTAAAAACCTCTTCTCTTAAATGTCATATAAATTTAAAATTACACCCAAAGTTAATATTCTATATTTTCACATAAAATCCTCTATATAAAATTTATCTATTACGTCGTATTGTTAATATTTTGTTAATTGTTGTTATTTGTAAATATTTTTAATTATTTGTAAATAAAAAGGAATTTGTAAACTAATATAGAATTTGTATATATAAACATATAATAAAATAATTTCAAAGCAAAGGAGAGAAAACATATGAATAACAAAACTAAATTTTTAGTACCAGCACTAGCTGGTATAGTATTAAGTTCTGGACTGTCTTTATCAAATGTACAAGCTAAAGATGTGACTGCTAATGCTAAATCAAGCACTTTAACTGTTGGAGTCACTTCTATGTCAACATCTTATCAGACATATTATTCTTTTGGATATGCTGATACCAATAATATGGCTGTATATCTTAGAATTCCAGGTGTAACAGTTAGTTCATTCCAAGGGTGGCTAATAAATGAAGAAGGCATACCTGCATCTGTTGCTGTAAATGTTGCCCCATATTTATATAGCCTTGGTGGTGACTATATTGACTCCTTAAATAACGGACGTGGAATAACAGTACTAAAATCCACTACTTCTCCTGTAACTTATAAAGTAATTTCTGCATAATAACAGGAGCAATTTTATCTCTAAAAAGTTAAGAGATAAAATTGCTCCTGTTTTATTAGAAAGCTTTATTTGTTATTCTTAATATCTCTATTAACTATTGTGAGGCAACTACCCCACTATTTTTAATAATATAGTCCTCTACTGCTTTTCTATAATCTTCATTAGTTACATCTTCTAAAACAAACTCTCTATTTTTCAAAGGATTCAATCCTTTATTTAATATTCTTTCTGCTATTATTCTAACTACTATTTCATTAATCATATTATAATATGCCTCCTGTTTCTTTATTTTCTTTTAATAATAATTGATTTTCTAATTCTTGCTTTTCTCTTTTAAGCTTTTCTTCTTGTGTTTCTATATGTTCTTTATATTTGTCTATAACTATTTCTTTAGTTTCCACATCAATATGATAAGTATCTACATTCTTCAAAATTGTGCTTCCATATTCTAAATCTAAATAATCTATCTCTTTAGGTCTTAAATCATTAATCATTTTTTCTGTTAGACCAGAATCATAACGTTCTTCTAAACAGCCGTTTAGAACTGTGCCAGTAACTTTATTAAAAATAATTCTTTTCTCTATTTGCATTAATATACCTCCTATTCATAAGCCCAATATTTTAAATTTCCGCCATTCCCAATTTTTGGTAGATACACATTGAAACCTCCAGTTATTATTTTACTTTTAATTTTTTCACCATGACTAGTTATTTCATCACCACTATTATCTGTAAACGATCCATACATATTGTATATATCAGCAATATTAGAAATAATAAGATTTAAGCTATCAGTATAGGGGGAGTTTGAATACTCATAACATGAAACTATTACTTTTGAAGGGGTAAAACTTAAACCTGTTATCGACATTATTCTATCAGTATTAATAGTTACTGATAACTCTCCGTATGCCAATCTTTTACCATTCGGTACAATTCCACCACTATAATAACCAGCTGGTACAGTAGCACCAAATCCGAGATTGAATGTTCCTCTATTGGGCATTGTTCCTGCAATATCAGTATCATCATCATTGCTGAAAGTCTTTCCTGCTAGTACATTCTCAGCAATGGCGTTCCCCTCTGCACTAGCTTTGATAAAAAAACAATCTTTAGTAGCACTATACCAAACGGAAATCGCCTTTCCTGCAGTTAAATTAGGTGTAGTAGTTGTATTGGGCTTATATAATTTTTTCCCATTTATAGTTGTAGCATTTTTATTATTGTTACTACTTGCTATAAATGTTGTGGCATATCCATTTACTAAAGTAGGTAAATTTAAATTTATTGAAGTTGCTGTTCCCCCAGCTGTTTGATATGTCGTAATATCAGCCAAATCCGACTTAACAGTGGATATTTGCATCTGCAATTGTGCGGCAATATCTTCATTTGGGTCTAGCGAATTTTTTAAATCATCTACCCAATCAGTAAATTTCTTACCAGTAATAATTTTAAATTCATTTAACCATTTTTCAAAATCCCCTTCATGTACATTTTTTTGCTCATTGAACCACGCTTGAAACTGACGGAAAATTTCTGTGGTATCAACTTGTTGTATAACAGCATGTACAATACCACAGAATTCTTTGTTAAGCCTTAAATCTGTAATATTGCTTTGCATTATACTTATAACACCATTTCTTACATATACATCTGCTAAAGCTATTTCGTATGCGTCCGAATTCCTTTGTAAGGCTGGAGCAATTGGAGAACTTCCATAATTCCCTTTTTTTAATATAGGTTTTATTTTTCTATCAAGATAGTCTAATCTTAATACCACTCTATCTATTCTGCTAAGTACACCATCAGCTGGATCTAACTTGAAAATATAATCATCAGTATTTTCAAAATCACGACCAAGAATATACCCATAACCTTTTTTTATTCTTATTCGCATATCACCATCTACAGCAACTACTTGTAAGCCTGTCGCTGGATTAGGATATACTCCAGTTCCTATAAATTTAGCAAAATATCCTGCAAAATCTTCTGCCAAATAAGCTCTATCTGGAACGCCATTAGCATCATAAACAGCATTAAAAGGAAAACTTTTTATCATATATCATTACCTCACTTTCTGTTTAATTTTATCTATTATTGTAGGAATATTGTTACCAAAAGTAACATTAACCTCTAATCCTTTTTCCTCGTAAATTTCCTCTATTTCTGTTATTCTTGTGTCTATTCTTATTCCCCATTTTTTATCTACTATCATTACTATATCTCCTAAATCAAAATCTTTTTCATAAACATTATTTCCATTAGTATTTATCTTACTATCAAAGGTTTGTATTTCTTCACACTCAGATAATTTTTCTTTACCTCTTTGAAGTAACAAAGGCTTATACCGTTCCCAAGGGATTTCAACTTCCTCTGTTTCTTCATGTTCTCCAGTAACATTACCTTCCTCATCATAATCTAATACTGTTTTTTTCTTCTCTTCCTTATCTGTTATATCTCTTGCATCTACATATAATTCATATCTATCTAATCCAACACCTTCTTCTATAGATGTTATTTTTCTGGCACTTCCTTCACCTGCTCCAGCTATTAACGTTGTATTTCTATAATTATTTAAACTATCCATATATTCCTGTTCTAATATATTTTCAAAATCCCTTGAAAAAATACAAGGTGCTATAGTTCCATTGTTTATGGTTCTATCAACACCTTTGTATATATCAAATAATATTTTTCTATTTTTTATATCTAATATATTTCTATATCCTAAATTATTTGTATTACTTATATTTTCTAACTGCTCTATTATGTTTCCAAAGCTGTTAGCATATTTAATATCCTCTTTAAATCCTTTTAAATCTCCTAAAATTAAATTTGGGATTTTTCTATTTATATTAGTTGGACTTATAGCATTTTCTAATACTAGCTTTCTCATTAACTCCTCTGTTTTGCTAGAAAAACTAACTCTATCCCAGCTAATACGCCTATCTAAATAATTAGTAAGGAATTTACCTTTAACTTCTAAATATTCCTGTCCATCTTCTCCTATTTTTAATTGCCTAGTTTCTATATAACCAGCTTCAACATCATTTTTTTTATAAACTACATTATCTCTTTTTAACAATTCTAAGGTATTAAAATTCAAAGCACAATGTAATTCAAATTCTCCACTTTTAAAATACCTCCTAATCCACCTTAAAGATGTAAAAGTGTCTAATATACCTATTAATTCTAAATCCCTGTTAAATATATATAATTCCAATAATTACACCCCCAAATATTGTGGACTAAAATATATATTAACTTCCAAGTTATCTAAATTACTATCTGCATTATAACGGAATAAATTATCTCCAACATTTAGCTGTAGAAAGGTATCTCCTCCACCTTCGATATCTAAATAATTTAATATATCTGTAGTAACACCATTAAGCTCTTGTAATATTTTTTTCTTACTATAGTTAGTATTTATTATAAATTTTTCTCCTGCAGCCATTGCTTTATTTATTTTTATAAACTCTCTAGTGTTTACATTAAATAAAGATGGATTTTTAAGAGTACCTCTTGCAAAAAATTCTATTATCATACCTGTTTTAACCTGTCCATTATTTAGCACATTAACAATAAGACTTGGTTCTCTATGTCCCATCGTAATGCCTTTCCCTTGTGGAATCACTAAAGGGAAATGAAAATCACCTTTCCATAATGCTATATTAACTTTACTATCAATATAATCTTTCCAATATGGATTATTACATAAAAAACTCATTTGAAATTTAGAATTATTTTCTTTAGGTATAACAGGTGCAGTTTCCACTTTGCATTCTACATATTTTTTTATATTCCCATCTGTATAAATTAATTTAGCCTGTAATTTTGGGTTTATTATGCTTAATAGTTTTTCCCTATTAATTTCTTTATTATCTATAATTGCACCTTGGATAACTATATTTCTGTCATCCAAGGTGTTACCTGTATTAGTAGATCCATCTTGTCTCATTCCTTTACTACTGTAAATAATATTCTTTAAACCACTTATACCATCTATATTTTGTAAGAAAAAAGGACTCCAAATAGAAAATTCTATCTGTTGTCCTTTCTCATTTTCGTATATAAATTTTTCTTTTTTATTCATATCACCACCTCACTTTTACCAATTTAGTGCTAATTCTCTTAAATTGTTTTTAGATTGTCTAGCCAATTCGCTTGGAGTTGGTACTGGAGAATAAATATGTTGTGTTACATTTATTCCATTACTGCCATTAAATCCTTTTAATACATTATTAGCTACCTTTGTTGCTACGCTTTCAGCCGTTTGCATAACCAAATCTTGACTTGCATCATGGTTAAATATTCTAGTTCCTCTTGGGAGATCGTAAAGTTCATAATTGCTATTTCTACCTGGAGCATCATGTAAATAAGTAAGTCCTCCGCTAAAGTATCTATCTCCTGTCCATTTTTTTTGTGGTTCGGGGTCTCCGCTAGTTTTAGACTTAATCCATCTTATAATTGGGTTGTTAGCAAACCAACTCTTTAACTTTTCCCATTTAGTCATTATGTGTCCGTCTGTTGTATCAATATCTTTAAGAGTATCACTGTTCATTTTTTTTATTTGCTTTACAACTCCATCCTTAAGCTCGTTAGCCTTACTAATAGAACCTTTCCTTTGTCTCTCCGCTTCCTTTAACATTTTATCTGCCTGCTCTTTTGTTATAACCTTACTTTCATCTCGCATTTTAATTATTTGTTTAACAGTTCCATCATACTGTTTATTAGCTTTATCTACTGCACCTTGCCTTTGCTTTTCTGCATT